TGTTTCCACGAGTATTAGCATTTTGGAAAAGATTTAGTGTAGTCAAATCTTTCTCTGCAAATGGATCAATAATCATGTTCATGTTGTCAGATACAAACTTACGAGCAGCCATGATTCTTCGTGCCTCTGCAAGGTCGTTTGTGTCCATAACAGTAGAGTCTGTGTTGTTGTCAGCAAATGCTGCTTCAAACCCTTTACGAGCCTCAGTCTTTACATCAGCGTTGATTTGGTCAATTAGTTGATGTAGCCTCGGTACAAAGTGTTGTTGTACTAAGTCAGGAAGTGCAAATTTTTGGTCAGCCTTGTCGATGCTGAAGCCACTGAAGAAGTGCTTGTTAATTACTAACTGCTCTTCACTAGCATTAGGTGTGCCTAGAGAATAGCTACCAGTATATGCAGTAGGTGCGCCTGTTGGCTTTACTGCACGAGTTATGCTTACAGTCTTGTTACGTGCTGCTACTAGACCTTCGATTGATGCGCCAGCTACGTTAGTAACAGCACTAGATACCATTGGTCGGTTTGGATATTGGTTAGCTAATGCTACCTCAACAAATGCCTCTGGCTCATAAATATTAAAGTTGGTATTAATTGCCATGTCTTTATAAAAGTTAAATTAAATGTTCGATTATATTTAGCTTTTGGGTCGCTATGACCAAAACATGACAATTAAGGTTTTGCCTAACCAATAGATGGATTTATCCTTGTTCAGCCCAGCCGCCAGCTAGTTTCATAGCCCCATAAAGCTGTTCTGCTTTCTTTCGGTCTACTGGACTAGAAGAACGCACAAGTTTTTGAAACTCTTCCCTGCTAGGTCTGTCAGTAGAAGGAGTACCACCAGTTGCTCCTCCTGTACCCACTTTCTTGGGTTTTGCAAATTGTTTGGCAAACTCTACTAGAGAGTTGCCTACCGATTTTCTATTGCCTTGAGCATCTAAATCAGGAACACCATTTTTGGTGGCATAAAACTGACCGTTGCTCTCCTCAATCTCGTACTCGTTATAGAACAGTTGTTCTATGTAATTTTTTTTGAGCGTCAACTCATTATCCTGCTCTAAAGCATTGAAAGCACCCTGAAATTCAGACCCTATCTTGGTCTCCATTTGACTGAGTGCCAACTGCTCCTTAGCAGCCTCTGCTTCTACTTGGGCTTGCTGCAACAGTTCTCGCAACTTGTCTTCTTCACCTGCATCAGATTGCACAGGCTGCATTTTATTTGACAATAAAGAGAACGCATCATCGAGAGTATTGACATCATTACCTAGTATTTCAGAGAATTTACTTATCATATCACGTTCGACTTTGCTCTTACCTTCATTGTAAGCACCCCTAAAGAACTTGTCTTTGTCGAACTCAGGTTGTTGTTGTTCGTTTTGAGAAGTTGTCTCTTCTGTTGTTGACTCAGGAGCGTCAACAGACTCTGTTTTTTCTTCACTCATAATGGTTATAAGTTAATTATTGCTCGCTATTTGATTCAATACCAATTTGAACTTGTCTTGCAAGTTCTTCTGTTGGTAATATATCCAATAAATTACGTAAATCCCCAGAACTTTTTGGCATACCAAATTCCTCAAAATAGTTCATTACATCATCAATATCTTCTTGAGGCATGGATCGTTTTCTCATGTACTCTGCTGTTAGCTTGACAAGTAATGGCAGAGGCAATGCCTTGTACTGCATACCCTCTGTAATATCTGAGAATATTTCGTCTGCACTAGACAAGTCATAGTGCTTGCTGTAGGTTACAATATAGTTCTCAAAGTCCTCGTCACGAACCTTCGCCATTCTTCTAAGAACTTGATTTTCAACCATTTCCATGTCCATAGCTGTTGAGGCCAAAAGACCCTGCTCGTCTACATTATCAAACCTCTTTGCTGCACCAGACACATTACTCTTGACTAGAGACTTATCACGAACCATAGCCATGGAGAATATCAATGACATCAGGTCACCAAAGATTACATCCCTCAAGTGTTGCAAGCCCTGCATATCAGCTTGATACAACATATTGTTTGGTATTGTTTGCTCGTCAGGTATAATGATAGCCATACCCACACCCTCTTTGATTGTGCGTGAATCGTACTGGTCATCATCAGCAACCCCTGCTAAACTACGAACCACAGAGTCAAAGAGAACAGGAATAGGATGACCAAATAATTCTGACCCTTTCTTCAGGTCATAGAACAACTCTGAGGCAGCAAGGTACATGCCCTTGAGTGAGTATCTTCTAGGCTTACCAACCACAAAGGAACTGTTTGCATCTGTCTGCCCTTTGAGTAGCGTAGCTGGAACCTCGCCAAATGGGTTCTCTATCTCTAATATTTTTTTCTTTACACTATTCTGTTGTATATAAACACAAATGTATTCAGGGGTATATGCAGTCCATCTAAACTTCTTGATGTTTTGTATGTCGTAGTACATCTGACGAGTAACAAGCAAAGTAAGAACGCCTTGTTTTACTTGGAAGTTAAATATCTCATGAGGACGCAAAACAAAGTTGTAAGGAACCACGTTACCATTGTTATCGGTAACAGGATTGCCATCTCCATCCATCATCAAGTCAGTTACTACTGCGCCAAAGCCAAGTACCTCTTTTACGAACATTACCTTGTCACGATAGAACTCAGTAATAGAACACCCTGCATCATCAAAGTTGCCTGATTTATATTTCCAGAAGTCCTTGTTTTCAGGAAACATCCTGTTGACGTTGTTCTCGTCATATATCCTCTGTTGAGCAGCAAAGAACTTTTGCTCCAAAGGAAACAACTTCATTCTACCTAGTCTTTCTTTGTACTCATCGTCAGACTCAATGGTAGACTGTTCTATAATGTAAGACTTGTCAGAAAACACCGTAGATGATATAGCTGTGTATTCATCATACTCAGACTGAAACCAGCTATTCATTATTTTAGCCCTGTCCAACACCACACTGTAATAGGGATGTCTAGTTTCCTTCATTACTATATCTTCAGCGACATCTTTGGGTACAGAGTAAATTTTAGATAAATCAATCATCTTTTAGAGTATTGTAGGGCTATGGCTATGGCTTGCTCTCTGCTATACCCCTCGTTTATAAGTTGTCTTATGTTTTCAGAAATCGTCTTTTGAGATTTACCTTTCTTGAGTGGCATGACTCCTAATCTTCGTCCCTAGATGATTTACCAAAATAGTAACCAGTCACAGTAGTAAAAGCAGTAAAGATTGCACCAAATGCTACATTCACAAGAGTCTGAGAGTTGCCTCCTATGTCATCAGTAAATATCAAGACACCAACCAATGCAAAAGCACCTAGTATGATAGATGCTGCAAGGATCGTGTTCATGTTTCTAGTAAAAGCATTCTTTGAGGCTTTCATTCTAGCAAGTTCACCCTCACGAGCATTTTGAACATCCTGCATCTCCATCTTAAACTCGTTCAGGTCATGCTGCATCTGAGTAAGAATAATTTCTTTGTCGTCATTAGATAGTTCAGTAGATAGCCCTACCTCTTTCTTGAATAGTTCTAATACTTGGTCGCTTCTACCACCAGTTGCTATGCTAGCAACGACAGTGGCTGCTTTTGCACCTAGCTTAGGTGCTTTCTTGGTTAGTAAATCAATAAAGCCCATATTGGCTAGTTTTTTCTTGCTCATATTTATTTTATTAAGTCCATAAGTAAATTTACAAGGGTTCCAGAACCTAGTCCTGCCCCAGTAGCCCAAGCAACTATCTTCTGCTTAAATTTTACAAGTTCTTCAATTTGTTTCTCGTTGTTTTCTACTTTATATACGAGACCCTCTTTGTTGAACTCGTTTCCTAACAATGCTTCTTTCATATCTTGAATGTCTTTAGTTATTAATTCTATTATGGAATGTAACTGTTTTACCTCAAACTTCAAGTCATTATTGAGCTGCTCTTGCGATATAGCCATTATTTAGTTACCATTTTTTGCACGACCAATATCTTGCCGTAAATTTATCTTTTGCTGTTGAACAACGATGTCTAGCCCTAAAAGACTTTCTACGAGCTGGCTCATTCTTACGAATGGGCATATTGGGATCACCATAATGGATAACCTTGACTTGATTACCTTTCTTTGCTAAAACTACAAATTTTTTGGTGTCCCTCCAACTCCTGCGAGGCTTGTTGAATCCAGCATACGTATGACCCCTGTACTCGATTCGACCACCGCTAAGTCTTTTAACATCTTTCATGGCGACAAAATAGCTACTATTTATGTTTTGATTCAATACTAAATTAAAGTATTGATTTGTAATGATATTTTCTTTTACTTTTGGTTATGTCAGAAAACGTACCATCCAATCCAAGACTATACAGCAGAGTAAAATCTGATGCTAAACGTAAGTTTAAAATATTTCCTAGTGCATACGCATCAGCCTATATCGTTAGAGAATATAAAAAAAGAGGCGGAACATACACAGGAAGAAAGAGCAAAAGAAAAGGCATCGCTCGATGGATGCGTGAAAAATGGACTACTCAAGATGGCTCTCCTTGTGGGTCAAAGAAGTTCAAGGGTGTAAAAAAGTGTCGGCCTACTGTTCGTATTAGCAAACAAACACCTGTTACATGGCAAGAACTCAAGGCAAAACGCAAGGCAACTGAGGCTGTGAGAGAAAAACAGCGTGTAGGAATGGGTAAACGTGCCAAAGCCATTAGGAGAGACTAGCGCAACACATACATTGGAGTTGAAGAAGTCTTTTCATTACGCCAAATAGCATAATCTGTCGCATCGCTCATGTGCCCACGATCTCCATTGTCTATTTTTATGCCTTTGTCATTCACAATGGAGTACATATAGTCTTTTATGGTGTGCTCGCATCTAGTATTTATCAAAAGTCGTCTCTCACCATTGATTCCAGCATAAATTACGTTGTTTATCTTATCTACACGCACTTTTCTTCGTGGATTTTGAATGTCTAACTCATTTTTATACGAAATTTGATTCTGATCGAAAATTTCTCGCACATAATCCCAGTCATTTTTGCCTACACGACCATAATTACCACTTTTTTGGTTAGAAGTATTGTCCCCAGCCAATAAAACCTTTGAAACACCCCATTTATTCAATAATTCAACAGCTTTGAGGGCTTGCTCGGTAGTAAGTGCCTCCTTTGAGAATAATTCATCAAAGACCAAGTATTGTTTAAGTCCATTTCTGGCTTTTTTGACCTGTAATAAAGCCCAACAATGTGGGCTACGATTAAAATCAGCACACAGCCAAGTAGGAAGGCTATTATCAAAGTCCATAGAAGTAATATTTCCATCTGGATATTGATTGTATCCATCAAAGTGCTTATAAGCCTTCTTGGTTGGGTCATCTGTTTCCTCACTCATTTCGTATCCAAGTTTGTACGATAGAAAATCCATCGCTTCTTCTTGGAGCAATCTTTGTTTACTATGATTTGTTTCCCAAAGAGGTATTTCCCATACTTTATCTGGCTGTCTCATAATCTCGTATTGACTGAAGGGCGCTTTTTGGGTCTACAAAAAATATAGCCACATGATCATCAGCCGCATCCTCTATTATTGATAAAGCACCAGATACATAATGATGAACAGTTTTAAGGTCATAGCTTAGTATGTTCCATCCATATCTCATACATTCATCTATAACATAATCTAATATGCCTGACTCTGATTCTTTAGGTAATATTTCCCAATGCTGTTTCATCACCTTTGCCTCTATCATACTAGAAAACAATTTTATTTCTTTTTTGATACGATTTACTTCATTTTGATCTGTATCTACAGAAAGCCTTATGTATGTTACTATTTCAGGTTTTTCCATTCTTCTACTTTATACCCAGTTTTATCTTCTTTTACAGAAATCTGAAGAACATTGAATATTCCAGACTTCATTAGTCTGCTATTAGCGTCATTAGGATGATAGGGAGTACACACGCTCAAAACAATACCTTTATCGTGAACACGCTTGATCCATGTGTTAGATACCTTGTTCCATACTGTATCTCTACGTGCAGTGGATATTCTATCCTCGTCATTGCATACATCATCAAGAATCAATACGCCTGCTCGCTGACCTGTAGTTTGAGTCAGCACTGCATAAGCCTCATAAGTAGGGTTGCCTGTTCTGTTGCGACTCTTTACTATTATTCTTTGAGTTGATCCAGTATCAGTCTTATCAAACTCAACAGCATTAAAATTATTCTCTTTGCACCAGTACCTATACATATCACTCATAAATAATGCCCTCAAAGACAATATTCTTTTAGCAGAGATACCACCATCAGCAGACACAATCAAAGTCTCAAGTTCGTGTTTTCTCGTGGTCATATATGCTGATAGACCAATGGCTACTTGTTGCGACTTACCAGTATTATAGGGTGCACGAATCAAGCCATTCAGACGAGCGTTATTAGACAACGATTCCTGCTCCCAGTCATAAATTCCCTGCTGCATAGCTAGGTGTATATCTGCCTGCGTAAGTTTTCTGCCATCTTGATCTGCCAAACAATTTTCAATAAAAGAGTTTCGTAAATCAATAGAATCTGGTGGTGGTTCATGCCCAACAATATTGACAAGTAAATCAGACCAATTAGCTTTTTGACTCATGCTTCCTCTTGCGTTTTTTCTTGCGATGAGCAACAGTATCAACACGCTTAAATATTCTCGCTTTATTCTTGAATCTTACAAATTGAGTAAAAAAGTTTGTTTTAAAGATAGGGAACCTAAACCTCATATTCGTAAATAGTCTCTTTAATAGACATCAAATCATCCTTCGTAATATACAAAAAAACATCCTTTTTACCCTTTCTGCCAATAGGCTTATATAGTATTCCCTCGTAACCATACTTTCTAGCAGCGTTATCAACCCTCATAACTGGCATATTAGCCCTTCTGTGTTTTATCATTCTTCTTACCACTAAGGCGTGTAACTTTCTATTATCTACCAGAACAAATGATCCATGAAACTGAAACGCTACTTTATCAGCCCCCCTCTTACTACACCAACCTAGCTTGCCCTGTACATTGGTTATCTCAACAAGAACGTATCCATCTATATGAGACCTTTTCAATCCTTTAACATCAACAGTTATATCTTTTAAGTAAGCATCAATGTGATTGTAGTCATCATACTGAGTACCAGCTTTAGCACCAGATAGCTTGCAAAATAATTGTTCAGATTCTTTGCCCTTTCTGATTCTTTCTTGTTGGTTGTCTTTATAGTAACTCATAGTCTGCCTCGATTGCCTCCATTTTTTGAGCAAAATCTCTAAGTTGATCTATATTCAAATAATCCTGAAGAACCTGCAAGGTTTGCTCCCTCATCTTGTTTTTGTACTCAATAATAATGGTAGGCTCATTGCTTAGTTCCTTGCGAACATCATGCAAGTCCTTCATTATCTTACTCAAATCCTTTGGATGAATCGCATCCAAGTCTGGATGATTTTCAAGAAGAGAAGTTATCTTTACTAGCATGAACTCAACCTTCGTTGATAGCCTCTCTTTTCGCTCCTCTAGCGTCCCAACAGCCTGAAGAGTGTTACGGTATTGCTCTAGTTCTTTTAAGATCTCTGGATCAAATTTTGATATTTCTGGTAGTTTTTTGGTTTTCTCTATAAACTGAATCTCATCATCTATATGTTTTCTTTCTGACTTCCAGTTGTAAATAGTTTGTCTTGACACACCCCATTTTTGAGCCACTTTTGACACATTTCCAATTACATCAATATCTCGCAAAATTTCTATCTTTTGCTCAGGTGAAAACTCGCTGTTACCAGCCCTTTTTTTCGACATATTCAATTATTGATTCTATTCGATTATAGATATAGTTTGGCAGTTTATCAGACATGGAAGGTATTTTGTATAAGCTCTCTATGATCACTTTTATTTCTTCTAAAAGTTCCTCTTTGCTTGCTATTTTTTTCTTCTTATGCCAGCCCATTGTACACCTTTTTTATCCGATTTACAAAAAGGTACCTCAAACCATCTGATTTTACAAATATTTTGTAATGGGTAAAAACTTTTTAAAAAAAAATTGACAGCTATTGGTAAAAATTTAGTTTTTGCGGCAGGGAGGGTAATCAGCATGCTACGGCGAAAATTTTAAGGCCTGCACCCCTGTCAGATAGCCAGAGACGGCCCAAAAATCCCCCCAGCGCCATGCAGGCGGCGCCAGAGGTGTAAAGGGTTGGCAGAAATTAGAGCCCTGCAATGCCCAGAACCTGAGAGCGAGCCCACGCCACCTGATCAGCTGTTGGGCTAGGGTTGCCAAAGTGCAGCGCTGCCAGCAATACCAGCACCTCAGATAAGTAAGCTACCTGCTCATATTCAGAGGGCCGCTTGCTGTGGGTTCTGCTGATTCTGCTCTGGCTAAAGTGAAGGTTAATCTCTGCTTCAGTCTGTGATAATGGGCCCAGCACTCCGAATCTCTCCAGATATAGGGCCATTAAATTAACTCCCATGTCTCACCCCCTATCTCAGTATAGGCACTCTTTAAGTGCTTCAGGTTCTCAGGTACTATCTGCCATTCAAGGCCTGCCAGCTGAACCAGTTCTTTAGAGATACTAAGCACCTTTCCTCTGTTCTGATTCAGTACGCACTGCTGGCCGAAACTGTCCAGAGCTAGAGAAATTACTAGCTGCCTTTCTGCCTCATCTCTATATCTCACCAGATAGCAGCGTTCCTGCGTTCCCTCCCACATTCCAATGCCAGCAGTATATCTGAGGTTTAAATCTTGCAGGCACTGCTCCAGATTTAGAGAGCGCTTCAGGTTCTCAGTAAAGGAGAGCCCAGCGAGCTCTCCAGATATTAAAAGGAAGTCTGCTTTTATGTTATTCATAGCTGGCCTCCTGTACATAGGTATCAACCAAGTGCTCATATAGTACAGGTACTAAACCGCCCTCCAGTTCTGGACTGTCCTGCACTCCAGATAGGAATACTTTACTCATATGGCTCAGGGCTTGGTAAAGATTGCTGCGGCGCCCTTCATAATAAGCAGCTGCAAAGTGATAGACTGCCAGCGCTATGTCTAGCCTTGCCTCCTCTCTGACATCAGGATACTGCAGGTAGTCGTAAAGGGTTTTAATCATTTCTGAGAGCATAGGGTCAGCTACTGAGTAGCTGCCCTGTGTGATGTCTGATGTTATATTGATAGTCATTTTAAAGCTCCTCTCCAGTATTAAAAATAGTTACTATTGTAGGTACATCGATAAAGGCGTGCTTATCATTCTTATAGTCATTCCACAAGTACTTGCCCATAATAAGCTCACTCTCTCCATTGTATCTTTCATTACTTGCCCAGTCATTAAGACTGGCTTCTATATGCTCTAGAGCTTCCTGCTTACAGGAATCTTTTACATACTTATTAACTGCCTGCTCAAAGTGAGACATCATGTCCTTTTCTCTCACTTCATAAACAGTGCTGGTAGGGTCTATGTCTCCGATGGGAGCGTTGATGTATTCAAAAGTAACTTTATATATATGGTTCATTTTCTTAGTATTAAATTAGAGCAGCGTCATTGCTGCATAACTCAATATACCACTTTTATTCATTATTCAAAACTGAATACAAAATTATTTTTACTTTTTTTTAGGGCCAGCTGGCCAGCCCCAGCCCCAGCCCCAGCCCCAGCCGAATCAGGTTCAGGTCGTATCTGCTATGGGTGGAAATCCCTTTAGGATGGGTAGAAATCTCTCTACGATGGGTGGAAATCCCCAGCGCAAAAAAAAAGGACTCCTACCTATCATGGGTAGAAATCCTTTTGAAATGGGTAGAAATCCCTTTAATAGTGCCAGCAGGCATAGTCCCATATACCTCTATAGTAGCACCACTCCAGATATTCTTGGTCTGATATATGAGGGTCGCTATAGTCAAGACTTCGTAACCAGTCTATAAGGTCTTTCTCATGTGCGAAACACTGTCCAAACTTTGTCTCAAAACCTTGAGTCATTCTCTGTCCAGTCTTGCTGCATACTCTAGTATGAGTATCCATGTACTCTTTAAGTCGTCTATATTCTGAAGCCCACGTTCTGTCCATGAAGTCCTCATCAGGAAACGTCTTCATATATGACAACCTATTTTCCTTGATTCCAGTATCTTCTGAGATTTGCTTCTGTGAGAAGTCGTGGTCATCCTTTAACATACGAACTATGTTCATGATACCCCCCATGATTTGCTGTTACTGATTATGTTGTCCCATGCTTCGGCCATGGTATCAATGGCATCTTGTGCCAGCTGAAAAGTAAGAGTCTCACTCAAAGACTTGTTCCATGCTGTAATAAACATCTTGTTTCCTACGACCTCATAGTCCATCTCCATGAAGTTCATATATGATATAGCTTTAGCTAGATTATCCATAGTATCAATATCCATTTAAGTGTTCGTGGTATTTTCTGGACATCTCATTAATGAGATATCGTCCAGATGAAGTGTGGAACCCATAGCTGTGGGTATATAGACCCTTGATGGGTTCGTTCTCAATGAGGAGATGGAACAAGTCCACCTCCCCCACGTTTTCAGATTGGGATACCCACTGGCAAGCAGAAACCAGACATTCCACGTCCAGTTTAGTTCCCCCATAGTTGGTGTCCATGTAGTCCTTCACGTTCTCTGTTGTTAGTTGTTCAATCATGGTTGGCCTCTTCTTCTTTTAGTTGTATTCCTTCTTTTAAGTATATCAGAGCTTCTTTGGCATCTTTGATTATCCAGTGCTCAATGACATGAGCAGCTTCTGCCCAGTCATCCTCATTCACCCAGTGCCGAGCTTGCTCTGCTGCTCGCTCGAACCACTGGATACATAGTAGTATGTTATCTTTAGTCGTCATCGTGTCTTAGTTTTTTTAGTTGTTTGATTACGTCCTTGATTAGTGTGTCATCAGTAATAGAGCATTCCTCATGTAACATCTCCTCACCTGCTATGTAGACTAGCATATTGCCTATCTCGTCCTTCTGAACCAAAGTCCTGAACTCACCGAACATAGATTCTTCATAGTCTCTGACATAGTCTATGAGCTGGAAGAAGTCCATACTCTGGAAGGCTGAGCTCATCCACTTATAGGCCTCATAGTGAGAGTAGAACCAGTAGTCCTCATTGAACAGCTTATGATGGAAGTCGTATAGTGAATCGTACCTGAATGTCAGGGTCTCATCAGGTAGCCCATTGTGTTCCAGCTCCTCTATGGCATGGTCAATAAGAACGTTCTGTGCTTCGTTGGTTAGGTCTAAAAATAAACTCATGATACCTCCTTGCCTGAACCTTTACGATAAGAAATCGAGCAGTGCTCCATCATTGTTTGAAGAAGTACTCCAGCAACCAGTGGGCTCTCCTTGAATCCCCAGTCCACCGCTTCATCAATAGTATCTCTACTAGCTACTATCGACTGCTTGCCTTCAGGTGTGCTAAAGTCCATAGGTAGAGTCTGAATCCCATGATATTCAAAAGTGGTGTCCTGATTCTTTCTGGAGTCAACGTCTATGGCCACTACCTTCAGGAGCAGCTCTCGGTTCTCATTGCTCATGGAGCTATACAGCTTGAAGATATTGCCATCGAATTTATCGTAGAAGTGCTGGCCCAAGCTGCCACCGAATACTTCAATGAAGGTATCCTTGAGTCTTAATGGGTTGAAGTTCCACTCGAACTCAACGAGCATATTAACGGTATCTCTCAGGACTTTATAGTCTAAGTCTTCAGGTGTGAACCCAAAGTTCAATGGTTGATTTGTTGTTTTCATAGTATGTATCTCTTAGTTTCGATTGAATACATCAATATACAACACTTATAGATGGAATCCTAATATTCAGATACAAATAATCAGATTAAATGAAATTACTTTTGGAATGGGTAAAAATCCCCAAAGTGGGGAACTAAAATCGTAACTGAGATGGGTGGAAATCCCCCTGAGATATGGGTAAAAATTCACTATGGGAATGGGTAAAAATCCTTTTGATATGGGTGAAAATCTCTCACATGATCTCACCTAAAACGATTTCCCTCCCCCTTCTTAAAGAAGAAACAGTATTATTATTATTTATATTAATATGTTTGACATTTCGATCAAGGGGGTCTTGACGCAAATCGCTAGGGTTCTTGCGTTTTCGATCAAGGGTTCTTGCGTTTTCAGTCAAGGGGTATATCTTTCTCTTTTGATTTCCATTCTCATCAATAGGATGATACTCTACTCTTACAAATCCAGCCTTCTTTAATGACTTGATCCACCTAGATATGGTTTCTGTCCTTGTATTATATAGATGTGCAAAATAGGAATTAGTACTAAAACAGTATCCATGCTTACTAGATAGGGTTATAATTTCAGCGTACAGTATTTTTTCATTAGCGGTAATCTTTTCACTGTACCTTACATCCGCACTTAGTATTACGTAGTAATTAGGTTTCATTATTTTTCTCTTTGTGTATTGTAATATTTTTTGTAATATAGGGCATACTAAGTTAATAAACAACATAATGGAGTACTAAGATGAAGGTTTATTCAGACCTATCCAACAAAGATTATCATTCTTTGAATAGCCACATATCAAGTTCATTTATTAAGAACGTGGCAAAACACTCAGTAGCTAAGGCACTGGAACCAAGCAAGCCATCACCAGCTCTTTTGTTTGGAGATGCCATGCACACATATTTTGAAGACAGAGAAGCATTTCATGCAAGATTCAAAGTATTCAAGGACTCAAAGATCATTGAACAAATAATGGAGAAGAGGCCAGACATAATTAATCCAAGCATGACAAAAGAGTATAAGAGCTATAAAAACGATTTTATGTGCTCTCTTGGAGAACATCAAGAAGTGATTTCTGAAGAAGACATGGAAAAAATACAGCTCATGTACAATTCAGCTATGGACAACGGTGGACTAAAACAAGTCTATAGTCAAGTTGATCATGATCAAATGTGGGACGAATATTCTTTTGTGACAGATCAAGAGGATTTATATGGATTGAATTACAGAGTAAGGCCAGATAGGCTTCTTGTAGACTCTGATGGAAATCCAAAGGGGATCATTGATTGGAAGTCTTGTAGAGACGCTTCAATGAAAGCGTTTAGATCAGACTTCTGGAGATTCAGATATGACCTACAAGCAGTTTTTTACTGTGAAGTATTAGGTGTTGATGTACAAGATTTTTACTATGTTGCAATAGAAAAGGAATTTCCATATAATACTGCTGTCTATTCTTTAGACCAAGAAACTGCGATAAGCGCCGCAAAAGAACTAAGTGAACTAAAGCAGCGTATAGCAGACTGGAAGAAAAACCCAACGCAAGCTAATATTGGTTTGCCTAACTCAAATGAAATAATACTACTATGAGCCAAGATAACACAAAACTCAGAGAACTTGCCGACAGATACAATCTTACAGGCAAAGACTTTTTCAAGAACCCTAGTCAGAAATTTGTAATCATTACAAGGACTGGCGTAGAGAAGATCATGCAAAAAGATAATATTCAGGTCACTTGTGAAGTGGTTCCTGAACTAACAGAAAATCAAGAAAATTGCTGCGTCAAAGCTACTGCACAAAAAGTAGACAAAGATGGTGTAATTTACTTTGTTGAATCTTTTGGTACTTCTAATCATTATAACTATCCTGTAAAGGTTAGTAAGAAATCTGGTAAGCCATTACCTCATTATCCTGTTGAGGTAGCGGAAAAAAGAGCTAAGGCTCGTGCAATATTGCAACTTACTGGATTTTATTCAGAGGGCATATACTCTGAAGATGAGATAAATCAAGAAGAAGATGTATAAACTTTCAATTTAAAATGAAAGTTGCAATAATTATAACCCTCGTCATCATTTCGATGGTGGTGGGGGTATCTCATGCGTATGAGCGCCAAAGCAAAAGGCCGTAGAACTATAATCAAAGCTATCGAGCTCTTTAAAAATAAGGGCATGATCGTTGATGAAGTTGAACTAACTGGACGCTTTCGTAAGTCTAAAGACCTTTTCTCAGGACTATGCACCAAATGCTGGAAACTTGACTGTGAGCATGTTTTAGAATATACATTTGATGGTTTTGATTTGATAGCTATGGACGGTAGTAACGTTTGGCTTGTTCAGGTTAAGACTAATAAACCACCCACACAAAAACCATACATTCGTTTTGCGAAAAAATTCGCAGGTAAGTATATTCGTGTCCTTGCTATGACGTGGTATGACAGAAAAGGATGGGTATTGCATACTTTCAACAAGGATGGAACAGTAACCAAAAACGATTTAAGAAATAAAAAAAATGCGAAGAAAAATGACTAAGAATGAACTTGCAATATTGAAACTATTAAATGAGAACAAAAAAGCCACCTATGCTGAAATAGAACCTAAGATGGAACTGGAAAACCACGATAAATATTGGACTACATTTTCTACGATATGTAGTTTAATATCTTCAGGTGTAATCGTTTCTAATAACAAATATCCATCTGATTATTCTTTAACATCGTATGGAAAGGTTAAGGTAAAAGAACTGTTATGAAGCGTAATGACATGATGCACTTGGAGGAAGTGCTGATTGGTACGCTAATATCTTATAGAGAATTTAGAGACCTTATATTCAATACGTTAGATGCTACCTATTTTCACTACCTTCGACCTGTATATTTAGAGGCTTGCAGACAGCATGCAGAGGGAACAGTATTCAATGAAGATACTCTGGCTGCTAAAATAGAGGGCATGAACATTGATGAGTTTTATGCACTCATGATGATGCACGTTGCATCTGAAGATGAGACTAGAGCATATCTAAAAACTCTGAAAGATACTACTGATAAGAACAGATTAAGATATTCGCTAAAGCATGTCAGTGATGTAGCTAATAGTCCAACCACTACAATGGACGATCTATTAGTAGAAATTGATAAACTCAATCAGACAGTAGATGACGCATCGCAAAAAATCGCTTTGACTCCATCTGAAATATTAGAGCGTGAAATGAATGAGCCTAAAAAAGAGAAGCTGATCACTGGTGTGCATAAATTAGATGATGGTCTACATAAAGATGTTGGACTCCATAGAGGTGATATAAATATTGTTTTAGCTGACTCTGGTCATGGTAAGACTCAATGGGCAACTTTTTTAGCAAGTAAACTTGCTCAACAAGGCTATCAAGGTCTGTGGTTTCAGATGGAAGACTATGATGTCAATACTGCTAAACAGCTTGGCTTGATGGTTGGATACGAAGCTGATAACGTAAGGATCATTGATTCTGTAGATGATATAGACGAGATCAAACGTATGTGCAGGCTAAACAAAATGGATTATGGTCTTGACTTTGTAGTCATAGATTATATTCAAGAAGTATATGCTCAAGGCAGGTTTGATAGCAGGACGCTAGAAATTCAATATGTAACTAAGGTTATGAAGGATATTGCTAAACAGCTCAATGTGTTGGTAATCGTTCCTAGTCAAGTTACTATAAACTCATTAAATAGGTCTGGTTGGAGCTTAACTCCAAAGTATAAAGACGCACAATGGGCACAGGCTATAAAGAACGTAGCTCATTGTATGACATCAGTGTTTAGACCAAACATGGTTCAGTCTTTAGTAACCACAGATCACGAAGGATACTTAGCTGTAAAAGGCAGAAAAGATGGTGAAATTTTTGACTATCAATCAGTCTTTGTAAAGCTAGTAAAAACAAGAAGAGGCCAACTTTCTCACAATTTTATGCACATGATCCATAATGGAGACATGGGACTTGAAGTTGCTAAATCAAAGATTTGATTTTACTTAGTGAGCCTCATATATTTAAACTTAACATTTAATATAAATACAAGAAAAATGGCGACAATAATCAATGCGTCTATAGACGTAACAAAAATCCCAAAAGAATCGTTAATCAAAGGTAAGAAAGGCACATACGCTAATGTTACTGTGTTTATTAACGATGAAACTAGGTTCGGCAATAATGCAAGTATTGCTATGAGTATGTCCAAAGAAGAAAGAGAAGCAGGACAGGAAAAAATTTGGCTTGGCAATGGTCGAGTAGTTTTTACAGATGGTGAAGTAGCTCTAGCAGATAGAGAAGAAAGTGCCCCTTCTAAAGTAGAAGAAGAGGCATTACCCTTCTGAACTCAGGGCGATGAAATTTCTAAGTTGTTATACAAAAGACTTATGTAATGTAATTTTCATTAGTTCTCTTAGTATATGGATGGGGGGTTGAAAGCCCTCATCCTTTTTTATTGGTATTGATATTATCATTGTAAGTGACTAGATTTTACTATTTAACTAATCAAAATAATATGTACTACGATTATTTTAGTATTAAAGAATTTCTTGTTGATAGAGTCATGAGCGATGTTCCGATTCATGTAGTTGACAAAATAGAGAAATATCACAAGCCTATAATCAATCCTATACGACACAAAATAGGTCAATCTATACAAGTGTCTGAAAACAGTGGTTATCGTTCAAAAGACTGGGAACTTTCTCATGGCAGGACTGGAACTAGTGAGCATACCTTTACTGGTTTGGGGGCTGTAGACTACACCTGTGCCAACATGGAGCTTCTCTTAGAGGAACTTAGAGCGTCAGACTACAAAAGGATTTGTTATTATCCAGATCAAAAATTTATACACTGTGACCATAAAGGTGATAGATACCACGAATTTCAAGTAGATGAGGACGGAAAATGGCAATACAAAGGAGAAAGAAAATAAAGACAGTCATCGTAGATAATCGAACTGATCCTAACATGAAAGTAAGAACAGTAAAGCCAATAATAATATCAAAGATTGATAATACTGATAAAAAAAGTAAGTATCATTGAATCTTTATTGATAATTGTATAGATTAGATTATTCACATTTTACAATGCGAGCATCAACCCCCCAGTGCCGTAAAATGTATTTTTGGGGGGTATTTTTTACTAAGAAATAACTAGATCAAAAATGATAGCAGAATATATTGTAAACGAAGTCTGCGATAGATTTCAGATAACAAAAAAAGAACTAAGAAGTAGAAAAAGATATAAGCATTTAGTAGATGCAAGGCAGGCTTGCGCTTTTGCTTTAAGAAATCTGGATTGCACCTATAAATTTATAGGAGATGTAATAAATCGTGAGAGTCATACAACTATTATCCATATTTTAAAGAAAAGACACGATAATTCGCACGAGAATCAACGTATAGCTCATAGAATAATAAAAGAATATAAGAGCATGGCATTGCCTAAGATCAGGCGGCAGAAGCTAAATATGGAAGAGTTTTTAGAGATGGTTCAACAAATTAACTAAATATCATGGAACTTATAAGCGTTTTACTATTTTCGTCAACAATGAGCTTTATCGGCTTTGTTTTTGGCCTATCCAAAAATATAAAAGAATCAGAAAAAGAGATTTCTGACTCATTTAGAAAAGGATACATAGATGGATATATGGACGCAGTAAGAAGAAAGGGGGATGATCCTTATTATAAAGACTTCCCAAAGATGGGAATAAACTAACCTTTTTTACTACGACCAGTTCGTTTCATTGCGACCATTCTGCCATTTTTAGATCCAGTCATTCCTTTTTTTTTCTTCTTCTTTTTATCTTTGGTGTCTCCACCACCATATGAACTATAATGCATAATATTATTTACCTATTTTTTGTTGTGCTTTTCTATGGGCTTCAGCAAAGGAGTCGCCCATGAGCATTCTCCTACGCATAAAGTCCATGTGTGCTTTTGTGTGATGAACTGAGTGTCTACTCAGCTTTGTCTCCTGACTCTTGGTCAGTCTTTGTTTCATTATCATTTTCTAGTGCGTTTTGATAACCTTTGATAAGGTGTTGGGTTTCGTGTAATTGCATCACAAGTTGTGATTCAAACTTTTTCAATTCTTCTAGTCTTTCTTCTGCTGTCATAATTTTACTCGCTTAAATTATTGTTGTTACCAAGGGAAACCCTTGAGTGTCGTTGGGTTCTTTTGTCCATCAATCTGTGCCTGAACATTTGCTTCTATAGCATCTTTGTCGATTACCTCGTAAACCCAACCAAGAACAGTTTCCTCAGTTAGGTCTGCGTATGCTACATAATCTTTAGATGATGGGTCTGGCGTGAACCCTTCAGAACCATAGCACCTGCCTGAGTAGTCACCATCAGTTTTGCCACAGTCCCAATGGGCTACAACAACACCTTTGTCTTTATCGTTGGTGTATTCTAATGTATTTATTTTCCAATTCATAATTTTATTTGTTTTTTAGTTGTTCAATTTCTGCTTTAAGTTCTTGTATTGCCCCCACCAATAATGGAACTAACTTGCTTTGGTCAATACCCTGATAAACTGGTGTGCCATCATCCTTCACTTCATCCTTTTCACCAGTTATTGCTTCAGGTACAACATCAGAAACTTCATGTGCAAGAAATCCATCGACAGTTGTATCAGCATCAGCAATAAAGTTAAACCTGCTTGGTTTTAGTTGACTTATCCTATCCAAAGCTCCCTCCATAGGGACAACGTTTTCTTTCAATCTATAATCAGAACTTGTAGAATATGTTGTTGCTGACCCTGATGTAGAAATGAATCCAACCAATCCATTTGGATTTGTAAACATAACTATTGTTGAGCCACTTGTCGAATCAACCCCAAAGTGTGCAGCTCTTGTTCCATCACTTGTGTTAAATGCTACAAGTCTAGCTTCTTCTGTAATGTTGGGAGATGAATCGGTTGTGTTTATAAGTAGATTTCCACTATTAGTCAATGTCATCACCGTAGTTGCTGTAGCAGTAGGGTCTTGACCTTGCCCCTGACCTGAGCCAGATGCTTGTGCTTCAAACTTCAAGTCTTTAGCGTTACCTAAAACAATTCTATTATCTTTGTTAGTCCCAGCAGATGTTAAATATAAGGCTGCATTACCATCATTAGCTTCAACAGCCATAATAGTATCTCCACTTGACTTAGCTATATGAAGAATTTCGTCAGGACTAGTAGTACCAATACCTACGTTACCAGAAGTATCAATTAAAAATGTACTTTGCCCTGACCCAAAAGTGCTATTTCCACCTCTTATCAAAAATCTTTTTCCATCTCCTGCCTGAAGTAACATTCCAGTCCCATCATACCCAATAAAAGCACCACTAGCACCACTGCCTCGAAAAGACATGAATTGGGAAGTGTTCGTTCCAGTACCCACATGAAGAACATTACCTTCACCATGAATATCTAAAACCGTACCAGGACTATCAGTACCAATACCTACTCTACCACTGGAGTTAATGCGCATACGTTCAGTTTGGTTTGTGCTAAAAGTTAGGCTACGTGAGTTTTTAGCATTAAATCCCCATTCAAGATTGCCATTAGTTTTTATGCTTAATCCATCTGAAATGTTTGCGTTTCCAAATTCGGCTATTGTTTCACTGGTTGTTCCACTAGAAACAACATCTAGCTTTGAACTAGGACTAGTACTACCAATCCCTACGTTGCCCGAACTATCAATGACTGCACCAGTCCCACCACTTCCAAAAAACCCAATCTTTCCAGTGGCAACACTTGAAATACTTCCAACTGTTGTGCCATCTTTTCGAAGGTCTATAATAGTACCATCATCAGTAAGGCGGTTAAGTCGCATAGTAACGTTACCGTCTACTGTATGGTAAGCAGTACCATCACTAAACAATGAAGTACCTACTGTTGCTAATGCAGCAGTAGTCTTACCCACCAATACGTTACCACTTGAATCTATGCGCATGCGTTCTGAGCCTGCCGTTTCAAAAGTTGTCGTATTACCTGATGCGTTGCTTATGACTTTATTATAGGTTCCATTATTATATGTTCTAAGACTTGCTGATGTATTACCTGAACTGCCAGTTATTGCATCAAGAAACACTTCTCCTGAACTTGCAGGTATTATATGAAAACCATATCCATTTCCAGTTCCTGATAATGCAGTGCCAGTTTTTGATACTTGAAGAGGAGCTGAAGGGCTATCAGTACCAATACCTACTCTACCAGAACTATCAATGACTGCACCAGTTCCACCACTTCCAAAAAGCCCAATCTTGCCAGTGGCAACACTTGAAATACTTCCGACCACTGTACCGTCTTTTCTAAATCTAATTAATTCACCATCACTTCCGACTCTATTAAAGTTTGGAAAATCGGTACTATTGTAAGCTAAATATATAGACCCTGATGCGTTAAGGTTTATACCTGTTTCAGACGTTGAATCAAAAACAGTTCCAGTTGTATCACCCACTAATACGTTACCGCTAGAATTAATACGCATACGTTCTGAGCCATTATTGCTAAACCTATATCCCCTTAGATTGCTATTGTTGTCAAAAGATAATCCAAAATCGTCTAGTGTAATGGTTTGTGCATACGAACTAGTTGTGTTGACCGATGTTGTAATACTGTTAGTGGTAGCTGAACTGAATAATTTTAAACCACCGCTAACAGTTAGGGCATTATCAGGACTATCAGTACCAATACCTACGTTACCGCTAGTACTTAAGGTTAAAGGTACACTACTTCCCTGTCTTATTCTAAAAGCATTTGAGGACGCTAAATCTAAACTAGTAAGTGCTGAAGTTTGACCTAAAACAAAAGAACCATTATCGTTTTCAAATCTAACTATATCACTTGTAGCTCCAGAATGTACATGAAGTTTTTTTGCAGGACTAGTAGTACCAATACCAACATTACCACTAGCTGAATTAATATTCAAGTTGCTTGCATCTAATGCGCTCTGACCACCTATTGACAAAAACCCACCTTGTGAATGTAAATAGTTCAGGGTATCATCATCTTCTATGAGAATACTAGCTTTGTCATCAGTGCTTTCAAATTTAGCTACAAAGTTTGCAGTTCCACTTTTAACGTGCAAAGTTTGGTCAGGGTCTGTTTCTCCAATGCCTACTTTACCCTCCTGAGTAATGATCATCTTGGTGCCTATAGTCCCAGAATTTATGGTCTGAAAGTGCAATTGACCTGACTCATTAGTAGACT